ATTATCGTTTCTATTAATGATTGTGAAATTTTTATCAGTTAGTGGTTCGCCTTCTATGATTTTATCATTTTCAAAACTTGCTCTAACTGCCTCAAATCTTCTATTCGCTCCTGCTACATTTGATGTGAATGCATAAGCAATAGACTTTGATGAAAGTGCTTCATTTATTTCATACAAATAGTTTTCTACATTACCAACTGTTAAACTTGCACTAGGGTCTTGAATTTTTGTATTTTTATTGAAAGAAGAATTTAGAATTGTAGTGAACTTTTCGTACCAGTCAACATCATTAGAATCGTTCCAATTAACAACATTACCGGCGAGAGAATTACCTTCATTGTCTGCAACATCTTCTGTAGTAGTTACGCTTGTGATTTTCATCATACCACTTGCATTGATTGGTCTTGTTTTTATATAACCAAGTGTTCTTGCCATACGTAAAATACTTTCACGGCGTTCAGCCGTATCCATAAAGTTTTCACGTGTGTTCATGTCATTTCTAAATGCTAGTGAATGACCTAAATATGCTACAAGGTCTAAAATCGCAATGAATTCAGAACTTGCAATAAAATCATTAAATTTTTCTGGATATGTCTTATTGATGTACGCAAGTAAACTTTCACGTATTGTATCGAAATCATAAGACTTCAAACTCACGTTACTGAAAGCAGTGTATACACTGGTCCAGCTTTCACTTGCAAATAAGTTATCTACTCTTTCTTGACTCATTTTCTATTCTCTCTTTAAATCTATCGTTAGTGTGATTGGTTCTTTTTCTGGAAGAACTGCTACACTGATAGATGCTGTGACTGTATGTTCACCTTCAGTTATGTTAATCGACTCTAAATTTACTCTAGGTTCATCACTGATGATGTTTGTTAAATCTTCTTCAATAAGTGTTCTTGTGTTAGGAGTTAATGGTTCGAATATCATATCGTGTATAATAGACCCATAAGTAGGCATCATCACTCTTTCCCCTTTACGGGTCATGATATGGTTCATTAAATCTTCTACAACTAACTCTTTTCCAGTTAGTGTATGATTAATTGCTTGTTTATTTTTAGTACTAAAACCTATAAATCTTGCCATTATATACTCTCTTTACTTATTAAGAGTATTTATCATTGTATAAACTTCGAACTTTTTGTATTGACTTTTTATTTTGTTTACTGTATAATCTTCAATAATCATAATAAAAACGGAGAATAAATAAAAGTATGCCTAATTTAGTACCAATGGTCGTAGACCAAACTGCAAATGGAGAACGTAGTTTTGATATATTCTCTCGTTTGCTTAAAGAAAGAGTTATATTCTTAACAGGTGAAGTAAATGACTATCAGTCAGACTTAATCTGTGCCCAATTTCTATTCTTAGAAGCAGAAAATCCACAAAAAGATATTCATTTTTATATCAATTCACCAGGTGGGGCTGTAACAGCCGGCATGGCGATATATGATACAATGCAATTTATCAAACCAGATGTTTCAACAATGGTCTTAGGTCAAGCATGTTCTATGGGTTCTCTCTTAGCAACTGCTGGAGCACCAGGAAAACGATATATGTTACCTCATGCAAGACATATGATTCATCAACCTAGTGGTGGTGCTGGCGGTCAGGCAACTGATATGGAAATTCAAGTTAAAGAAATTCTGAAAGTCAAAGAAAGTCTTACAAATATCTACGTCAAACATAACTCAAAAAGCAAGACATATGAAGATTTCTATGCTGATATGGAACGTGATAAGTTCATGGGACCACAAGAATCCCTAGAATATGGGTTAATTGACGAAATTCTTAACGAAAGACCAGTCTAAAAAACTTGACAAACTAGCGATTCGTGTTACATTATTATCTTAGAGAGAGATAATAAATGATAAAAAAATTAGTAATCGCTGGTTTGTTTCTATCTTCATCTGCATTCGCAGATAGCTATGGATATAGCCACAAAAATCTCAAACACATTATGGATAACAAAACTGCCAACATGATGCAGTTTTCAGATAATTCTAAACATATGCCACATGAACGATTGGTGTTTGGAAACTTTCACGGTCGTGATGCATTAGAAATTACATTGAAACAATCTGACATAGGTAGCATAGGTGATGCAGGCCGTAATATGGGTTGGGGAAATGCTCAACGTATTCAAATACGTGAAAAAGAATACAAACGTGAAATGTTAGATGGAAAAGAATATTGGTACAAAGTTTCAGTATTCATGCCTAAGAATTTAGGAAGTGACAATCATACAGTTAGTTTATTTGATTTGAAATTGAGAAAAAATAAACAGGAAGGTACCCAAGTATTTTCATGGAATATCACTAATGATGAATTAAATTTTCAACTTGAAACTGGTGATTGGTTATGTTGGACACGTAAAATAGATGGTGGAGCAAATCGTAAACAATGCTCTTTTAAAGATAATTTTATTTCAATACCAAAAGACAACTATCGAAATAAATGGGTCGATGTTGTTATGCAAATCAATATGATTAAAGGAAAAGAACTATTTCGTGTGTGGGCAAACGATGAACTAATACTATCATTTGCAGGCGATATCAATCCTTTTGGTCGTGAATTGGGATTTAAGTTTGGATTATATAGACATCATATGACTACTAAATTAAAAGATGATGTTGCATATTATTCTGATATCAAACGAGGCAAATCTTGTTCTGATTTGAATGTGAATTGTGATAAGTTTATGAATGATTTTTCTGGTCTAGGTGCATTTAATATGCAAAAAGTACTGCATGTAGAGAAATACGTAGAAAATAATGGGCCTAAACTAAGATTTAATGATATTTGTTATAAAAAAGAGTGTGAAAACTTGACAGAATAGCGAATCGTAGTATAATATACTTATATTGAATGAAAGAGAGGACTAAAATGACTACATATCAAGAAGTTGCAAACGAGGCAAAAGCAAAGGCTGTACAAGCAGTTGATACATTTTTTAATGATGTTTTAAAAGGTGAAGACCAATATGCATGTGGTTTTGCATGGGTTACTGTTTATCCTGAAAACAAGGGTAATACTAAACTTGGTAAAGCTGAACGTAGAGGTTTAGAATCTATTGGATTTAAAAAAGACTGGACAGGCAAGGCTTGGCAGTTGTGGAATCCAGGTGAATATAGAGGTCAAAACATTGACGCCAAAGAAAAGGGTGCAGAAGTTTATGCTGATGTAATGAAATCATATGGTTTCAAAGCATATGCTGGTTCAAGGTTAGACTAAAAACTTGACAGATTTACGAATCGTGTTATTATAATTACATAATCAAAGAGAGGGAACTATGAAATTTAAACTATATCAAATTCATCTTACAGATGCAGAAGTTGACCAAGTTAATGCTGAAGGTCATGATAGTGTTCACAAGCAATCACTAAAGTTAGACATGGGTCTTTCCAGTCGTAAAGATACTGGTGAAGTTGCTGGTGAGGCATTCAAACTAGGTTATTATACTCACGTTAGTAACATAACTGCTGAAGGTCTTGAAGATGTATTTCAAATAGGTAACATTGGACCAGAAGAAAACATTGAGCGATTGGCTCCTATGTATTCTGTTAGTGTTGGTGACATCGTAGAAGATGAAGATGGCAACAAATCTGTTGTTGCGAGTTTTGGTTTTAAAGAGGTGGCATAATGGCAGTAGTTCAAAAAAATAATGTTCGTGAATATAAAATCGATTTAGATAGTTCGGCTGGTAATGCTTTCTATCTATTGGGTACGGCACAAGGTTTGTGTCGTGACTTAGGACTTGATGGTAATCAAGTTATCGATGAAATGAAGTCAGGAGATTATATCAATCTCTTAAAAACGTTTGACAAATACTTTGGTAGTGTTGTCACTTTAGAAACAAGCAACGAAGAATATCTTCAAGCATTTAACTAAAACCAGGAACAAAACTCCACATCTTAGAAGTTTTTATCTTCATAGCGGCTAGTTTTTCATCAAACTGGCCGTTATTCTTTTTTATATTAGTCTGAATTTCATCCGTAATATCATACCACTTTTCATTATTGATTAATGCAATAATAGGATGTTTTTCAATTTTGTCAACACCCTCGTTGAAGAAATAATATAACAATGCATCAAACTGTGGTTGAGATATTTCTTTCTTAACAAACTTTTCTAAAACATTTCCCACATTACGTAATTGTTTTTCTAATATAAAGTTTGCCATTGGCTTTGTAATTTTTCCACTTGCAATATCAATTCTTTGTGACGCAACCGTTATATAACCATATCTTAATTCAGTATTTGTTACTTGATATCCATACCCTAATATGTTGTCTTTCATTTCTAATGTAGGCTTATGTGTATCTATAATAGCATTTTTGCTCATATCACTGAATACCAAATCAACAACAGGAAATACAGTTAATCTAACATGAGATAAAATATAAGTTGGTTCGCCTGTTGCTTTATATCCTGTACCTAAATAAGTTCCGTTAGGAGTTACAACATTCAACGGAAGTTGAATATAATTTAACAAAGAGCCTTTTCTTTTATCAAATAGCATTATGCTAACCTCACTGCGGTTGTTCCTTTAACAGACGAATTATCTGCTACATTATATGAACGTTCTAATACGTATGCCCCACGTTCTACACTAGCGGCTGAGAAGTGCATTGGATCCCATGGCGCACTCCAGTTACCACCCCAACCTAATCCGTGTCTAGCGGCTATTTCACCTACGTTTAGTGGGAAGTCACATCCTTTATCAACACCTCTAGTTACACCTGGGTTCCAACCTGACGGTCTTGACTTTGCATATCCATTTGGTGCATATGCATTAATATCTATTGCGGCACCCATTGCATGGAAACTAGGTCTTGAACCACCTCTTTGATTTCTATTACAGTAACCACCTAATGTTCTTATTACATATCCTGTCGCTTCTAAATCATCAATCAATCCTTGGAAGTTAGATTGGAATATTGCGGCAACTTCACAACCAACACCATTACTTGAACGTATAGTCGCTAAGCCTTCACCTGGTGGGAGACCAGGAACATTCTCTTGTGATTCATCGCCTTGATTTGCGGCGTTAACTTGACCTTCTGCACTAGTAGGATCTTTAGCGATTTCGTTTCCTGCTTTTTGTGAATCAGTTGTTGCACTTGGCGTAGAGCCATCGGCCGCTTTTTGTACTGTTTCTGTACCACGTAAGAAAGGTTCATGTGTTGGTATTTTAGGTATGATACTTTCTTCTATTTGTGTATTTTCTAAATTCTGTATATCTGGTTGTGCAGATAATGGTATATCAAAAGCAATAGATGCCATTGGACCATTAAGATGCATTTTACCATTCACTGTACTTACGTACATATTTGTTTCTACTTTTTGATGTAGTGCGCCTCCACTTTCTAAAAACGTAGAACCTTTTGTTTTCGTATGATATTGATTTCCTACATTTAGATTGTAGTTGTCGCCACTACGAATATTAATCTTTTCACCTGCTTCAAGGTTTATATTTTTATCTGCACGTAAATTAAAATCTTTTTCAGAACGAATAGACATATTGCCTTCAGCATAAACCATTACTTCTCCGTCTGCGCCTATCTCTACCCAACCAGAACCTGAACTATTAATTGCATATACAAAATCATTTGTACCGTCAACAATAACTTGTGCTCCTGAGCCTGTAGAAATTCTTATCTGATTAGGATGAATAGTACCATCGTCTCCAACAGACCCATCGTCCATTGTAATACCGTTACCACCTGGTGTTGTCCACCCATATACTTTTGATGATTGTGTAGTTTCATAGTTTGCATCACGTAACGGACTTGCAGTAGATTGTCCTCGTTTGTTATCTGAGAATATTCCTTGACTTGCAGTGTTAACATTTCTGTTTGAATTAGCTTGGTCTTTTTCGTCTGTTTGTTGTAAGTCTTCTAATTTAGTTGGTGTTACTTTAGCAACTTTGACATCTTTGGCAATACCTTCTCCCATACCAGAGCCGTCTGGATTTGCCACACCCGATGCCCCTCCGGACACAGTTCCAGGTATTTCTTGTGCTACGGCAAACCAATAGCCTTCATTTAAAACTCCATTGTCTGCAAAGAAAACTAATATAGTAACTCCACCATCTGGTGGGACAGAAAACATTCCATATGAACCTTGCTTGTTAGAACCACCAAAAGGACTTGCGTACATAAAGTACATTGGTT